CCTGTTAATGTTGCTACAGTAGAATCAATAGCAATAGTGCCAGAACCTGTGATAGTTCCACCGGATAATCCTGTTCCTGCTGTTATACTTGTTACAGTTCCAACACTAATAGAACCACCTAAACTTACAGCAGTTCCGTTTACGGTAATGCTAGAATTTGTAAGGGAAGAATTAGCAATGTTAGAAAGAGTATTAGAAGAGCCACTGATAGTTTTATTTGTCAGTGTCTGAGTATCTGTTGTACCAACAATAGCACCAGTAGGGGCTGTTAGTGTAGTGCCCCATGCAGAACCACTGGATACTGTAACAATACCAGTTCCTGTAGGATAAGCAAAGCTACCTGAGCCAGTGCTGTCAGTATCATTAATCCAATTAGTACCATTGTATTTTAGCACTTGACCAGATGAAGGAGAGGTTAATACAACATCAGTTAAATCATTTAGTGTAGATGCACCTCCACCTGTACCATTGGAAGCTACTGTTATTCTACCTTTAGCATCAACGGTAATATTGGCATTAGTGTAGCTACCCGCTGTAACACCTGAGTTAGCTAGAGTAGCAGAGATAGAGGTTGTACCACTTCCAGAGAGGTCTCCAGATAATGTAATTGTTTGATTAGCAGTTAAGTAGCCAGCAGAAGCATGATTACCCCAGCCATACGCTGTGTCCCACTGTCCTTGTTTAACTGTAGTTGGTATACCATACCCTGTATCATAGGCTACGGCAAGAGTGCCTGAAGAAGTAATTGGGCTTCCTGAAACTGTCAGCCCGGTAGGAACAGACATAGCTACAGAAGTTACTGTACCTGAACTACCTGCCCCAGTAATTGCTACCCAAGCACTACCAGACCAAGAATACATCTTGTTATCTGTAGAGTTCCAGTACAATGCCCCAGTAAGCAAAGTATTGCCATCATTATCTAAAGTAGGAGCAGAGCTCTTTGCGCCTAGATAACGGTCATCAAAACTATCGTAGGAATTAGCTGCATTTGTTGCAGAGGTGGCAGCACTATCAGAATAACTTTGTGCATTAGACGCACTTGTACTAGCTGAGGAAGCACTAGATTGTGCTTGAGATGCAGATGTACTGGCTGAACTAGCCGAAGCACTTGCAGCAGAGGCTGAAGAAGATGCACTATCAGCACTTGATGATGCAGAACTAGCACTAGCAGCAGCAGCCGCAGCAGACGCTACAGCAGAAGCTGATTCATTTGAGGTATCTGCTACCGCATCACCAGTACCTCCCGGACCTCTGTAGATACCCATGATTATTCCTCGTCTTTAACTAACTTCTTTGCCTTTGGTTTCTCTTCTACAACTGGCTTGTCTTCAACAACTTCGTAGTTTTCATTTTCTAAAGTAGTTTTAATATCTTGCTCTTGAGTGAACTCAACAACAACACCAGATAATTTACATTTGAATTTCATTTGGGTCTCCTTGTTATTTCTATGACTGCTAAAATTAACAGCCATAAAAATAGCCCCTCAGAAAGAAGGGCTATCTGCCTAGAGATTAGGCTGGAACAGCTAATGCATAGCAAGAACCATCACGCAATTCTTTAACACCGTAGAGAGTATCTGCAGTGTATAGAGTGCCTAAGTATTCTTGTTTGTATTGTGTTTGTGAACGAACACCAACTTGTTCTACCAACACAGCAGCTTCTTTATGACCTACTAAAACTGCACGACCCAAGTTAGTACCGGAGCCATCAGCAGCAGAGTTCAAGAAGTCGCAGTTGCTTGATACAAACACTGGGATGCCATACAAGTTACCGATCTCGCCATTGCGGATTGTATTGCTACCACCAACTTCGCCAACAAAAGCTTGTTCAGTGTAACGATTAATACCCATCAATGTGTTACGAGCAGAAGGAGGCACCATGATAAAGCGACCTTCCATTGGAACATCGTTGTCATCCAAACGTTGGATTGTACGACGGATAGCTGCATCTGTCAAAGCAGAAGCATTACCAGCATTAGTATTAGCTGTGTAGTCAAACAAAGTTGTACCATCACCACCAATGTAAGCACCAGTGTAACGAGCAGAACCTGCTGTGCCCCCATTGAAGCCACGACCTAATTGAACTAAGGAAGTATCAACTTGTTTAGCCAAAGCATAACCAGCGTCATCTGTATAGAAACGACGTAGAGAAGCCAATGCTTGAACTTCAGTGATGTCCTCGATTAAACGAGAGTATTCATAGTGCTTGTCAATGCTAACAACTACTTCGCCTTCTGTAGCAGCTTGCAAAGTAACTTGAGAGTTAACTGCTTTTAAGGAAGCAGCACCACGAGTTGGAGAAGGAATATGAACTGTGTCACCTTTCTTGCCTGAGAAAGCCATCTTCTTAAACAAGTTAGCAGCAACTAAGTTCTTCTTATAAGCAGCAACAATCTCATCACTCCAAATCTCTGGAATAAAGGTTGCTGCTGTGGTTGGGGTTACATGATTAGAGCCTAAGGCCATGATTAATTTCCTTTTCTAAAATGTTAAATTACTCGACCCTCCGCATAAGCTGCCATAATTTCATTGGCTAAAGCATCATAACGGTCTGGATCTGTTTGCATAAGTTTAATAATATCGCTTCGACGATATTTCTTTTTTGATACAGATTCAGTAGCATTAGGTGTACTTACATCTGCAGCTTTGAGTTGTAGTTCTCTATCTGCTTTTGAAGTCTCTACTGCTTTCTTTGACAGTTCCTTTTTTTCTTTCCAAGTTTCTAATAATTCTTTTGCAGCGTCAAAATCAAAATCAGTTTCTGCTTTTAAAAATAACTCTGTGCGAATTTTAGAGGCTTTAATCCATTCAGCAAATTGTTCATCCTGAACTAGTTCATTAACATTAGGAAACTCTTTTTCAATTCGTGCTAATGTTTCAGCACGTTTCATTTCCCTAGCAGCTACTTTAGCTTCCCTAACGGAAGGATGGTTTTCAATTGCCTTTTCGATTGTTTCCTTTGGATTAGCAAAAAAATCTACTTCGTCAATCTGTTCATCTTGTTTTGTCTTTAAGTCTTTTGATGTTTGGGTTTTAATGAAGTCGTCTACCACTTTTCGAAGTTCGCCTACTTCAGATCCTTGCTTGCCAATTAGCTTCTCAGCTTCTTGATGCATAGCAACAATATCTTTAACAGACTTTCCCTTATACTTCTCAGGTAAATCATCCTCAGGTTGGGGTTCTGGCTCAGGTGCCTCTGGTTGGGCTAAGGTTGCCGCCAAGTCATCAAGTGAATCCGTCTGAGTTGTATCTTCTAAAACCTCATCTATTACTTTTGCCATATTATTCTCCTGTGCTTTATAGCATTATAGGAAAGGGACTAAACGTGTGGCAGGTCTAATCTCTTTGTTTGCTGCGTTGGTTATGCATTTTTTCCCATCTTGCAGCGGCTCCGGGAAATGCACCTGTAATTCCTTCTAGCTTTACTTGAGGTGCACTTATAATTTTATAAGTTTCCCCTCCACAAGAAGGACACAAAGAAACTGTTTTATATTCTGTGTATTCCTCAGTAACTATGTCACATGGATCACACTTAAACTCAAACACTCTCTTCATTCTGTAACTCCTCATAGGTTTGCTCTGATACGGCCTTTAAGCCCAGAATCCATTGGAGAACATCTAGTTGCCCTTTTCTAAAATAAAAATCGTCAGGGCTACCGATTGATGATACATTGTTATAACTGTTGTAAATGTTTTGAACATCCTCAATAAAGTCTGTCCAACCTTTACTACCCATCATACCAAATCTATTTTCATAATAATCTTGTAAATCTCTGTCCAAACTATTGCATCCTTTTCAAAAGTATGTTATAATAGTGGTACTAATATAACCATTATATCACAAGACTATCTTTTTGTCAAGTTATTTTTCATTTGCATCTTGACAATCTCTTTATTTTCTGCTGCATCCTGTGCTTTAATATTTAAATCTTTTTCTTTGAGTAGTAAGTTAGCTAACTCAACTCGTTGCGTAAATACTTTATCATCAGGTGTTTCAGACATGTTAGTAGTAACTGCAGTCATAATCTTGGCTTTGGTTTCTTCAGGAGCTAGTTGAGCTTCTACAGCTGCTTTCTGTGCCCTAGCTTGTTTCTCTATAGCAGATGCATTGAGTTCATTTACTTGTGCTTCTACTGCCTTCATCTGTAGCATCTGACCCATCTGTTGCATTTGTTGTGCTTGTGGATCTGGCTGCATAGCTTGTTGCATTTGCTGGATTAACTCTAGTTTATTAGGTAAAGAACTATTTTGAATCACACCCATCAGCAAGATTGGGGTAATTGGTGTGTCTGCACCTAGTGTTTTTAGTAGGTTAATTAGCTGCATCTGTTCTACTTCTCGTGCTAACATACCTAAAGTACCTGTAGGTACAAAGTAGTAATCAGCAACAGGGAAGTTTTCTGGATCATACTGCATAAAGCGCCAAGCTGCTTTCTCAACAAAAGGAATTAAGAACTGTTCTTGGAAGTTTACCAAAGTACGTTTGTTTTTCTTAATAATCCCAGAAAGAGTTAGGCCTATTTCACCACCACTAGCAGAAGGAGTCTGCATTAGAGAGGTATCAATAGTACCTGTTGCCTGTAAAAGCATCTGTTCAAACCTAGCAGCTGTCTCAATATTAGCTGTATCAGTATTACCAAACTTGAATGGCATAAGGATTTCACCGGGATTGCCATTAGTAAGGATTGTTTTGCCCGGTCTTACCTCAAACTTACTACCTCGTGGTAAACGAGTAGCATCCATAGCCATCATAGGTACAGAAGTTAAAGCCAGACCATCCATATAGCTACGAAGTTGTGCATCAATCATCTTCTGCATGTTATAACCCTTTTCGGCTATACCACGTCCCCAGAATCTGTTAGGCACTGTATCATTCTGATAAGCAATAACTGGTCTATCCTTCATCATGTAAGGAGTTTTCTCAGCTTTCAATAGCTTATCGTTACCAATTACGACAATAGCCTCTACCATATCGCCATATTCTTCTAGAAGTTCTGATATATCCTCTTCTTTTTTATTTTTCTTGAAGAGTTCTTCAACTTCATCCTCACCTTGTGAGTCAATTAACTTGGCGGGTACTAAACCATAGTACCTAACTACACGAATTTTATCATCATTGTACTCTTGATCTACCCAAGAAGCCTCTAAATTCTCATTAGGAGGTGAATCATCCCCTAATTCTGATGGATCTTTGTAGACACCTTCTTTAATTTTCTCAGCAATTATATGAGCAGGTACAAATTCCTCAATAGCAACCCCCATTGCCTCCTCAATAGAGGTAGCATTAGGGTCTATAATAAAGTTTTGGGGGTTAATTGGTTTTAAATATACTGTAACTTTCTCTGTTTCCTCTACACCAATAGCAACTACCCCTAATTCCTGCATGTTTTGTGTAGCAGGTGATAGTACTTTAGTCTTTTTAACAAAGATTTCACCGATACCAGTACCATAAATAGCACCTAAAAGAATAACATCACCTACTGCTTTGCGTAATTTATTCTTTTTAAAGCATTCTTTCATGTATGCTTTGACATATTCTATGTCTTGTGGGTTCTGATCTTTCATATCATCTTGGATATCAAAGAGTGTATCACCCTGTCCAAAGACAGCCTCTTCAATTTCAGCTGTATGATTCTCAATAGCTTGCTGCAACGCAGGTGAAGTTACTCTACTTCTTTCAGAGGAACGAGTATTATCCTCTGGCGCCCAAACACCTCGCCAGAGTCTTTCGTATTCTTTCCAATCTTCAAGGTAATTAGAATCTCGATGCTCTCTCCATTCATCTATATATTCATTTACCCAATCAACTAGTCTGTTTTGCATAATTTCCTCTATTTACGTTTCTTTAATGGGTTAAACTTCTCTAATGGAGTTCCTTTTTTATATCCACCCTCTGAGTAGGATAATGCTTCTTTTTTAGAGTTCATAGGTAAAAAATTATTAGTTCTTATATTGTATGCCATTGCTTGCATAGGGTCTTTAAACTCATACAAACTACCATCAGGAAGTTGCACTATAGATGGAAACACCATCCAATTTCCTTTATCATCTACTTCTGCCCTCATTTTATGAGTTGAAATTGAACCATCTTCGTTTGAAATATATGGGTATTTTTCAGGGTTATTAATTCTGTCTATAAATTCTGGAGTGTCTGCCATTCTAATATCCTGCTATAGCGTCTAAGGGTTCATAATCTTCTTCCACATAATCATGGAAATATTCTACGATTTGTATCTGATCAATGTACGCAAGTGCATCAACCAAGTCATCGTGTAGCTGAGAGTTAGGAAAGTTAACAAGCTGATCAATAAACTCATTATTCCATTCTCCATAATTTAGTGTTACTTTACCATGTTCAAAGCGCCCTTGTAGCGCCCACACAATACGGTCTGTTTTCTTTTGGTTTCCGTGAGTTACATCATCTATTCTAAAGTAGTGATTGTGTCTTCTCATTAAATCGTTAAGGTATGGAAGGGCAGCATTCTTTAGTGACCCCTTCTCAATACCTACTGCAACAGGCTCATACTTCATAACAGCTCTCATGATTTGTTCACAGGTCTCTTTAATATCCCACCGACCATGTAAGATATCAGCAACCCACCAACCATCCTCATGTACTTTAACTACAGCAATGGCTGTTTCATCTAGCTTCTTATTTTTATTACCAGACTCTCTATCTACATTAATAAAACCAGCAAGGTCAACAGCGATAAAATATCTACCATCATCTGGCTCTTCCTCCTCTAGTCTTATCCATTCTTCTTTGAATAGATCCCTACTTGCTGCTTCAAAGGAAGCCATAAACTCTTGTCTAAATGCAAAGCTAGACATAGAACTTTTAGCTGCTTCAATTTCAGATTCAGGAAGCAAAGGGTTATCATAAGACGTATAGTGGAAAGAAGCCCACTGAGGTTCCTTCCCTGTCTCTGCAAACTTAAACAGTTCGTAGAAATGATTACGTCCCTTTGGTGTACCTATAAATAAAGCACCACCTTGTACGTCAGCTAAAGCAGGTCGTAAGATCTGCTCGAATACCTGAGGTTTCATATCAGCATATTCGTCAATAACAACATAGGCTAAACCGACACCACGAAGTGTGTCTGGTCTGTCTGATCCCTTTAGGTAAATCTTTCTACCATTAATAAGAGTTAGTACCGATGTATTCTCATGAGCTGAGGCAATAACTTCATGACCTATTTCTTTTAGTAAAGACCAAAGAATATCTCTTGCCTGTTGGTAAGTTGGAGCTACATAAAATACATCTTTCTCTTTACTCTTTAGTGCTTCAATGATAAGTGTCCAAGCTGCGAGACGAGACTTACCAAAGCGTCGTCCTGCTGCTACTACTTTAAATCTATGTGAATCATTAAAAATCTCTAGCTGCTTCTCATGAAGCTTAACTTGTAAATTTGCCATTAGCGACTATTCATACCTGTAAGGTTTTCTATACCAGAACCAATAACAGAATTAATTGGACTTATCCCACTTATACCAGTTATACCTCCTGCGATAGCTCCTCCAATAAGTCCTGTACCTATTGCAGATAAGGCTGTATCTAAGAAGCCCATGCTACTTGCATTTTTCTCATGTCTTTGAATCCATCCCAATAACTCTTGAGGATTCATATCCCATGTTTCTTGTGGAAGTAAGAAGCGTTGCGCAGGTGCTAGCCCTAGTGTATTTTGGGTCATCCCCATACCAGCAACCTGTTGTGGTTGTGGAAGAACATTACTCTGCATTAATTGCTGTACTTGATTCCACTGACCAGTACCTTGTCTTGACAACTCTTGCATTCTTTGCAAAGAGCTTACATAGTTGTCTTGTGAGATTCTACCCTCTACAAGGTCGGCATATAAGTTACCAAAAGTGGAAGCGCTTTGTTGATAGCCTCCAGCAGTATTAGTAAGATTGTTAGCAAAAGATTGTAGTTGTTGAGAAGAAGGAGCTCCAGCCATTGTGTAGCCTAACCCTCTAGGAGAGTAATACTGTTGTAGCTGGTCATATACTTGACTAGCATTTGTACTCATATTCAATGCGTTATTACCTGCCGTTACATAAGACAGCGTTGGAGTACGTTGTGTAGTGGTTGAAGCTAGGTTAGAATTAGCAGAGCCACTTTGTGAGGTAGTGAGAGTTTGTGTAGTATTTGTAGAGTTGTTAGCAGCAGCAGAATTAGTTGTTAGTTGTGTAGCAGGGGGTTGTGAAGGTTGTTGTGCAGGAGGTTGTGGCACTTGTCCTGCCCCTAATACCTGACCAGCAAATGGAGCAGTGTTTGTTCCAGAAGCTAGATTTCCTAAAGTATTAGGAGTAGCATTTGTAGCAGGTATTAACGAATAAGGGGTAAACATTTAGTCTTTCTCTATTTCTTCATAGTCAACATCAATGGGATCATCTTCTGTTTCATTAATCTTTGTTTCACCTACACCCATAATCTGGATGGTAAC